TGTGAGTAATTACTTCCACCAAGAGTTGCGATACAATTGCGATGCATGGGGTTACAAGTCTCCCATTTACCGATGGAACAACAACGATAATCTACGAAGTGTATTTCTTGCATTGTGGAGATTGGGTAACAAAGAACTGTCAGTTAGTTCCTATATCTCTTCATTCAGATTGAGTGCCTATATTGCGACACAATTTAAACCACAAGTCGCAAAGTTTTTGTATCAGATTACAAATGCAAAAACTGTATTTGATTCATCTTGTGGTTGGGGTGATAGATTGGCTGGTTTCTATTCGTCAGATGCCGATGAGTATTATGGTACAGACCCTAATGACCAAACATTTGAAAAGTATTATGAACAATGTTTAGTTTATGAACGATTCTTAGGTGGTCGCCCAAGAACTGTGAAAGATGATAAACACTTCATTGTTGAAGGTGTCAAAAGAGTTGAGATTCATAGATGCCCAGCAGAAGACTTTGATTATTCTATTTTGCCTAAGATTGATTGTGCATTTACTTCACCGCCTTATTTTGCAACAGAGAAGTATAACACAACAGGTAAACATGCAGATGAACAATCGTGGTCAAGATACACAACTTATGAAGAGTGGCGAGATGGTTTCTATTTGCCTGTGAATCAAAAGACATTCGATTCTTTGAGTGACAATGGTTATCAGTTTGTCAATATCATGGATCCAAAGATTAAGACAAAGAGATACTATGCAAGTGATGATTTGATTGATAATCTTACAGGAAGAGGTGCGACATTCTGTGGGCAAATGGGCATGAGAATTATGCAAAGGCCAAAGAATGTTGAGAACTTAGATGAGTTTATGCATAAGATTTACATCGAACCAATTTGGTGTTTCAGTAAGAAAAAAGGTGAATTTAATCTTGTAAATGATTACATGAATACTGGTGCCCTCGACAGTTTCTTCGGATAAATATAAGAATTACATAACGGAGTGTTCATGGGTTCATTTAAAAATTATCTAAAAGAAGACAAGACTGAAGGTGCAGTCTTTGAAGAGGTCATTGTAGCGGCTTGGAACGGAAAACCTGGACCAAAGACTTCAACTATCGCACCAGATGCTGGTAAGAAAATTGTTAAGTATCTAAAGACACAAAATATTAGTGGTAAATCAGCATCTAAATTAGCAACAAAAGAAGTTGAAGTTACTCCAGAGTGGTCTAAATTTTGGTTGCCAAAATCTGTTCCAGGTTCAACAAAAACTCCAAAAACAGATATTCTTATTGGTGATAACAGAATATCTGTAAAAATGGGTCCGGCACAACTTATGTCTGGTGGTCCAAACGAATCAACCGCAACATTTTATGCGGCACTCAATTCAATGTATAAATCTGGAATTGATGTTAATACAGATTTGTTTCAAGAAATTTGGGCAAAACTAAACACACTTACTAAAAGTGGAATTGCTAAAGATAAAGTAGATAGTGAATTAAAAAAAGGTAAAGATAAATTCCTCGCACAAGCAAATAAAGTAAACAATGATGTTAAAGTATTGATGAAACAAGCTTTTGAGAATGAAGATTTTCGTTTAGCGTTTATTAGAGAAGCGACAACCGGAGAAATTAAATTTAGTTCAAAATCAGACGCATACGCTGAATATGTTTTATCAAGTGATCCAAATGGTAATGCACCACATTTATATAAATCAACAAATAAAGCATTCTTAAATAAAGTTGCTCAAAAAGCAAATGTCACAGTTAGATTCAAATCAACATCTATAAAAGCGAAAGGTGTTAAAACTGGTGAATACAAATACTGGTCGGTTGTTGCTATTGGTGTAAAAAAGTTAGAAGAAGAATTTGAATATTATAATGGCACACTACTAACAGAAAATATCATTACAGGTATATTCGAAAGATTTAAAAACTTTTTAATGAATCTTTTTCAAAAAGTGTATGAATATTTAAAGAGTGGTGTACATAACCTTGTTGATTTTTTTGACTTACAACCTGATGTTCAGTTTAATAATAACATAGATTTCACGGAGTTGTAATGGCAACAAATTTAGTACCATATGAGAGTTGGTTGAATAGTATTGTACAATATTTTCCAACTTTAACACAAAAACAAGTGCAAATTAAAAGTAAAAGTTCTACGGCTAAGAGTTTGAATTTTACCGTTGAAGTCGGTAGAAAAAATGACCGGTGGGAATTCAAAAAAAATTTAGAGACTTTGTTACGACAAAAAGAAAAAGGATTAAAAGTTGATTCAACACTTAGGGGTGGTAAAGATACAAAAATAGTATTTGTTGATAAGTTTTATGAAAAGATGGGTCTTCAAATTCCAATCAATTTAGAATTTAAAGATGATAAACCAAAAACAGCTACAACAGAACAACAAGAGTTAGGTTCTGCTTATATCTTTACACAAGCATTAGTTAAAAATAAAAAATACAAACTACCAAAAGGTGTATCAGATTCCAAAAATTTAACACCACCACAATTAAATGAAATCTTTGAAAGTGATTTACCAGAATTAAAGAAAATATTTGGTATTCCAGAAAATCAAACTTTTGAATATTATGATTGGTTAAATGCATTTTATTTTCAACAAAAAGTGTTAATTGAAAAATACGGATCTCCAAAATTTTCAAGGTTTGATAGAAATGGTGGTTTTATGGATTATATTTCCAAGTTAGTTAAAATTAAATTTGGAATATCAAAAAAAGATACTTGGGATCCAGCTGATGTTTGGGCTGTTGATGGTTCACAATCCGATATAGAAAGAAGAATCAACAATGAATTAAAAGAAATTGAAGATTATTCTGTTATGAAAAAATCATATGCAAATAATCCTGAAATGTTGGAAAACAAGATTAGAATTGGAATAATTAAATTAAATTCTGTATTGATAGATTTATTAACAGAAGAAAAAGTAGTTGGTATATCATTAAAATTAAGCGACAAAGGTGCCCATATTGAAGAAATCAATTTGGTAAAAGTAAAAGAACTAAGGGAATCTAATAAAGGTCTAATAGATACTATAACCGATGGTTTTGAGGTTAATCCTAGAAATGATTTTACTTGTAAATTTGAAATACCTCAAGGTAAAGAAACTTTCACACAAGATGTTAGAGTTGTTGCAAATGATACGAAGAATAGTGGAATTTTTGATTTTCAAATCAAAGCAAACAGTTCTGAAAGTACCACAGGAAGCAATTTAAAATTTGAAGTTACTATCAAAGGTATGTCAAAGGCTAGAGGGGGAAAAGTTCCTGTTGATGCCCTACAAAAATTGATAGATGGAATTCAAAAAAATGCATTTCAGAATGAATTTTCTAAATTTCCAAGAAATGTAAAAGAATTTAATGATAAACTCTCAGAATATGAAACTATGTTTCAAAAATTAAAAACAAAAGGTGTTGATTTTGGTGTACCTTTTAAAGATACAGATACAAAAAAAGAATCTTTTGTCAATAATGTAATTAAGGCTTTTACGCATAAGAATAAAACTTTTACAACAAATGCAACTTGTAAATTAATGGGTTTTGAATTTTTATATTTTCTTGTAACACTTAAAGAAGCACAAATGAAAGAACTTTTAACTGATATGTCCTTTTTAGCTCAAAAGAAAAATACTAGAAAAATGGATACTTTTGGTCCATTTATAAAGATAGCGTAAGATGAACTTCACACAATACTTAACAGAAGCAAAAAAAGAAGGTGCAAATCTTCACCTAGAACATATTGAGGATGAGATTCTCAATCGAGGTATTGCTGGCGCCAGAGATGCAATTAATTTCTTACAAGCGTTGAGAGATATGCTTGCTGGTCATTCACAAACAAAAGTAAATGTCACAACAAAATGGGATGGTTCACCTGCAATCTTTTGTGGTGTTAATCCCGACAATGGCAAATTCTTTGTTGGTACTAAAGGTGTCTTTAATGCCAATGCAAAGTTAAACTACACCGATGCAGACATTGATACTAATCATCCAGGTGAAGGTCTAAATGCAAAACTAAAAGTAGCATTACGATATCTTCCAAAACTTGGTATCAAAGGTGTCTTGCAAGGTGATATGATGTTTGCAAAAGGTGATTTGTCGGAGAAGAACCTTGATGGTGAAGACTATATCACATTTCAACCAAACACATTAGTCTATGCTGTACCTGCTGATTCTAAGTTAGCAAAGACAATGCAGGCTGCACAAATGGGTGTTGTGTTTCATACTTCATACACAGGCAAAACATTTGCTGATATGAAGGCATCATTCAATATCGACATTAAGAATTTAACACCAACTAAAGATGTTTGGTTCCGTGATGCATATTTTACTGATGCATCCGGTACTGCATCATTCACAGAAGAAGAAACGAAAACAATCACCTCTATTTTGTCTACTGTTGGTTCTACATTCAAACAAACAAATGCAATGTCTATCAATAGAATATCATCAAGTGATACTGTTAGAGAATACATTAAAACATTCAACAACACCAAAGTTAGAGAAGGTCAAAAGATTACAAACACAACAGCTCATGTAAGAGAATTACTGAAATGGGTTGAAGAGAAATTGAATAAAGATATTGTCTCTGCAAAAATGGAGAAGACAAAGAGAGATAAAACCATGATTAAGAATGAAATCATGCGTACTATTCGTGGCAGTTCAAATGATTTAATTAAGATGTTTGATATGCAGAACGGCATGGTTGATGCCAAGAATATGATTATTAAAAAACTGCAACAACTAAGACAAGTAACAAGCACATTCGTACAAACTGAAGATGGTTTCAAAGTAACAAATCCCGAAGGTTTTGTTGCAGTTGATAGACTAAAAGGCAACGCAGTTAAGTTAGTTGATAGATTAGAATTCAGTCATTTGAATTTCACCGCACAGAAAAACTGGAGTAAGTAATGGCTGCATATGATATAAACAAAATTCTTGCTGAATATGGTGATAATGATTTTGGATTCTCTGCGGTATCAGAAGAAGAATACAATGCAGTAATTAATGAAAAAGATGAAACAGTTGAAGAATACAAAGCAAGATTGGAACAAGTAGAGAAGTTAATTATGCCATTTCTATCAAATCTTTTAAAGACTGCAGATAAACCATATATCAATTGGCCTAATCGTAAACCAATTCTTGAAGCGCAGATACAAAAGATTCTCACGTTGACCAGAGGATAAAATGTCAGAAGCAGTTATTAGAGTAGTGTCGAATAGAAAAATACTAAAAGAGGCCGCATATGCAGGCAACATTGGTATTATGGAATTGATTAAGTTCAAAAGTAATGCGACACCAGAA